ACAGTCTTGCACCTGAAGGAGCTACCCATTGCATCTTTCTTTCTGACCACTTTATCCCTTTCCATATAAGGGGATATAATTCTCTAGACTTCCAAACAAGTTCTCTTAGTTCTTCTGTCGTGTGTCGTAGTAACAAACCACTAAATTGTGGATGACCCATATAACGTAGTGGGTCTGCTAACATAGCATAACTCTTTCCACCACCTGCTGAACCACCATACAACACTTCTCTTTCAGGAGAAGCAAGGAACTCTGTTTGAGGTCCTTCATTAGGTTTAAAAACAATATGTTGTTCTTCTTCAGGTAAAGCCTCTACATCATTTACTATGCTAGGCTTTTGCTCCGATTCTACCTTCTTCGATGGCTTTCGCCTTCTCGATTGCTTTCTGGGCATATTCGGACCATCGTTTAAGAGTTCTAGCTTTGTTCTTACGTTGTCGTTCATGTAGTAATCTTTTCCTTAATCCTATATGAGATATTTGTCTACTTGTTTTTGTTGTTAGCCAATTAGCAACTTGTCTTAGTGAATATTGTTTTATATATTTTCTAGCTAATTCTAATGCTTCTAACTCGTAGGGTATAGGGTCAAGTAATTCTTTATCGTCTTGGTTTACTTTATATCCAAATGGAACAGTTCTAGCTATGCGTGGTATCTGTATCCATTCTTTTTGGTCTTCGTCTTTTAAATCTGTTGGTTGTGGTAACTTCCACTTGCCTAAACTTCTATCCATTTTCTTTCTTTGGTGGTAATAGCATCACTCCACCTGATGCTTCTACCTGTACTTTTTCTGTTTTGACTAATCCAACTCTATCTAACAATTCTTTTGAGGCAGATAGTCTATCTCTAATACCTAGCTGTGTTGGGTCATCAACACCACTCACCATAGCTACAGCAGCTTTAGGTGCATTACGACTCATATACATTTGAGTTGCATCCATGATTTCATCTTTCATAGAAGCTACAACACTAGAAGTAGATGTATGCTCTGAATATCCTGCAAGTAGTTTTGCCTGTACTACATCTCCACCTGCTTCATCAAATAATACATTTAAAAACTTCTGTTGTCTTTCTGTTAATTCTCTACTCAATGTGGTATTCCTTGTATTACAACTCTATCTATTAGACGTTGTGCTCTGTTAGTTGTTTGTTTATACCAACGTGAGTCTTCCATTTGATTTGC